AATCATGGATGACATAATATCAAGACAGACAGAATTGCATGAAGGTTTTAATAAGAGAGCACTTGAGCAGTATACTGAGATTCTTTTGGACACACCAATACCTGAGTTCTCGGTCTCAAAAGAGCCAAATGGGATCTGCATTAGTATTTTGGTGGGAGATGTGAGACCAAACTCAACTGTTGGCTCTACTATTAAGCCAGAAGTGAAAGTGAGCTCTCTGAAAGTGCCTAATTTTGTTCATGATTTCACCTTCGGACATCTGTCTTCGACTACTGATAAACCCTTCATATCAGAGTTTCCCTCTGTTAACGATGGTTTTAACTTCATGAGCCCTGATCTTATCCTAACGACAACCTCTGGGTCTATTTATGTCCTAGAATTTACAACTTTTAGAGGAGGAGAAGAAGGAGCAAGACAGGCTGCAATTACTAAAATTGGGAAGTATGAAGTAGCCTGTGAGAACAGGTCTTCTGGCCACAGACTCTGCTTGTCAGTAATATCTGTTCACCGTCATGGAGTGTGGAGTAATCTGCAGCTAGAAGAAGAAGATGTTAATGAACTGGTTTTTAGGTTCAGACTTGCTGTTAGCATATTTGAAGAAATCAAGATTGTTCTACCTGAGGTCTCTGCCATAGATGAAGACTTAACAAAATCTGAGAGAGAAGTATTAGGGATTGCCTCATCATCAACCATGGATTGGGATATTACAGAAACAACTTTCCCCTATTTTAAGAAAGAAATGTTTGAAAACTTCAGTCAAGAGCCCAATATTGAGTACATAAGTTCAATAATAACAAAGTGCCTAGAAGAATCACAACAAGAAATATATGGTTCTTCTTATTACTCTGTGGAGTCAAAGTCTGAAAGATTCTTGTTGAATTACAAGGACTGTGACAGGAAATTAAAAGCTTACATTAATTCATATAATGAGATGAATGACATTAGAGATAGATATGACAGCAAGGCAACAATTCAAATCCCACCATGGGTGACTAGAGAGGGAGAGGACGGAAAAGGTTTAGGAATACTATCAGGTCTTAATGTTGAAGGTGATAACGTCATGTCAATCATTTGGCAGAAAGTGTGTATTTCAGCTAGCTTGGGAGATATAGATAGGATGGAGGACAATCCTGAGGAAGAACTGAAGATTGCAATGGGTGGTTTAAAGGATAGACCGGATGAAAGGAACAAGTATCACAGAGTCAGAATTCAAACAAACGATAATGAAAAAAGGTTTTTGGCATCACTTGGGGTTGGGGGGAAGAATTTCAAAGATGATCCCATTGTTCAGAAGCAGAGAGCAAGGAGCAAGCTGGCATTTGGAATTGATCATGACATCTCTGCTCTGAGCTCATTCATACTAAAAGATGACATCAAAATATTCCAATATCAACCTGATGTGTATCAGCCTTTAAGTGCAGACAAGAGATTGAGATTGGAAGCAATGTCAATACACCAGCCAACTTTATTCTTTAGGACAGGAGGAAATGAAATGATCAAGAATCATTATGAAATATTAGGAAGCCCATTGGGATCCTGGACTCAGATGGTAAGCATCATAGGTGCAGAGCTTTCAGCATCTGTAAAGCAGCATGTTAAGACAGATTGTTTTGTTATAAAAAGGCTACTCAATTCTGGAATATTTTTGCTGATAAAACCTACCAGCTCAAAAAGCCATATATTTGTCTCATTCGCAGTATTAAAGAGTCTTGTAGTGGGCTCACTATGTGACATTGGAGTGTTTAAGAGTTATTATGATTCTGGAGATCTGCTAATCACAGATTTTGTCTCTTTCAAGCAGAGTAAATTAACAAATCTATGTAAATGCTCTCCACTATATGAGGCAGCTTTGTGTTTCTGGGTAGAGTGTTTCGGAGGATCACCTTGGATGATAAGTGAGTCATTAAATGATGACTGTTTGAGAGAGTCTAGAATTATGACCAAGTTATCCCTACTCACTTTGCTTGAGGACAAAGCAAAGACAGAGGAGCTTCAGACCATGATGAGATATGTAGTTATGGAGGGCTTTGTGTCAGAACCTGAGATACCAAAACCTCAGAAAATGATTGGGAAACTACCAAAAATCCTGAGGTCTGAACTGCAGGTGTATTTCTTGAGCAGAATGAGAGACTCAATGTCAAGAATATCCAAGGGCCCATTCCAGTTAAGAAAGAAAGATGGGATGATATCATGGTCTGGACTGTTTAATCCTCTTACAGGCAATAGCATTACAGAATTACAAGGACTAATTAGCTCATGTTATAATGGATACTTCAAGAACAAAGAGGAGGAAACAGAACCCTCAGCGTTGTCAGAGATGTACAAGAAAATAATTGAGCTAGAGCATCTTAAACCTGAGAGTGATAAGTATCTTGGCTGGGATGATCCTATCAAGCCTCAAATGCATGAATTTAGCAGAAGCTATCTAAAGGAGGCCTGTAGACATGGTAAATCACTCCTAAAAAGGCTGTACGGTCAAAATGTGATGGATCAGATAGATTCTCAGATAACAAGAGATATATCAAGTCTCACACTGGAGAGACTTGCAACACTAAAGGCAACAAGCCAGTTCACAGAGGATTGGTATGTGTATAAGGATGTGAAAGACAAGAATTACACTAGAGATAAGTTAATTGTGAAAATGTCAGAATTTGCCTCAAATGGGAAAACTCTTGCAATTGAGATGTTTGAAGATTGCATGAGAAAGATTGAAATGAGAGGGTCAATGCATATCTGTCTTTTTAAGAAACAACAGCATGGAGGGCTCAGGGAGATTTATGTCATGGGAGCAGAAGAGAGGATTGTCCAGTCTCTAGTAGAGAGCATAGCAAAGAGCATTGGAAAGTTTTTCCCATCAGACACACTATGCAACCCAGCCAATAAGGTTAAAATTCCTGAATCTCATGCTGGTAGAGCAAGAAAGCACTGTGGAGGTCCTGTTTGGACATGTGCAACTTCTGATGACGCCAGGAAGTGGAATCAAGGACATTTTGTGACTAAATTTGCCTTAATGTTGTGTGAGTTTACGCATCCAAGATGGTGGCCTATCATCATTAGAGGGTGCAGCATGTTCACTAACAAATTCATGATGATGAATCTTAATTACATTTCTATATTAGATGGTCATTCTGAACTTAATATTAGAGATGAGTTTGTGAATACCTTGTTTGAGGCATACCATGGACAAATAGAAGTGCCATGGATCAAGAAGGGGAGGACATATCTCCAAACCACTACTGGAATGATGCAGGGGATCTTACATTTCACATCATCTTTATTGCACACTCTACATCAGGAATATACACGCTCCCTTAGCTTCAGAGTCATCTCAATGAAGGTTGGACAAGATGCAGGTAGTAGAGTTGTGTGTGATATGATGCAAGGATCTGATGATAGTAGTATGCTCTTGAGCTTTCCATCTTCAGACCAATCACAGTTCTTGAAATTCAAAGTTGCTGTAGCAATATGCTTTCGGCTCAAAAAGAAGTTAGGAGAGTACCTAGCAATTTATCCTTCTGAGAAATCAACACCCAACACAGATTTTGTGATGGAATACAACTCTGAGTTTTTCTTTCACTCCCAGCATGTGAGACCGACAGTGAGATGGGTTGCTGCTTGTTGCTCTCTCCCAGAAGTTGAAACCCTAGTTGCTAGGCAAGAGGAGGCCTCCAACTTACTGACATCTGTGACAGAGGGAGGAGGCTCTTTTTCTCTTGCAGCTATGATCCAGCATTCACAATGTACTCTTCACTATCTGCTGATGGGTATGGGAGTTTCATCACTATTCTCTGAGTTTTGCAAAGCAATACTAAAGTGGAAAGACCCAGGACTAGGGTTCTTTTTATTTGATAATCCATTTGCAGCAGGTTTAGGGGGATTTAGATTTAATTTGTTCAAAGCTATCACATGCACTGATCTGATGAGAATTTATGCATATTTCATGAGACGAGTTAAGGGCTTGGATCACCCAGAGGATATCCCAGAAACATGTAGCGTGAGCCCTGGAGGAGCAATCATACTTAGCTCTTCACTGAAGTGGGGCTCAAGGAAGAAATTCCAAAAGCTTAGATCTAGATTGAATATTCCTGAAGACTGGGTGGAACTTATCAATCAGAATCCAGAAGTATTGTACAGAGCACCAAGAACAGGAGACGAAATACTACTTAGGATTGCCGAGAAGGTACATAGTCCAGGTGTTGTCTCCTCTCTGTCTACAGGCAATGCTGTGAGCAAAGTTATGGCATCTAGTGTTTACTTCTTGTCAGCTACTATATTTCAGGATGCTGGGAAGCCTGAGTTCAGTTTCTTAGAAGATTCCAAATACAGCTTGTTGCAGAAAATGGCAGCTTACAACGGTTTAAATGGTGTTGATGATCTGGAGCCAGAGGACATAATATTCCTCTTCCCTAACATTGAAGAGCTTGAGTCACTTGATAGTCTCATCTATGATAGAGGTGAGATACAGATCATCAACAGGTCCAGCAGAAGAGAGGCAACCCAAAGTAGAGTGACAGTTTTTGACGAAGTTAGAACAATGAGAACCTCCCCAGAAAAGCTTGTATCAGATAAATGGTTTGGAACTCAGAAGAGCAAAGTGGGCAGGACAACATTTCAGTCAGAGTGGGACAAGCTAACTAAAGTAGTAAGATGGCTAAGAGAGACCCCGAGTGAAACACTAAATTTATCACCCTTACATAATCAAATTCAAATCAGAAACTTCTTTGCTAGAATGGAAGGTAAGCAAAGGACAGTTAGGATAACAGGAGCTCCTGTGAAGAAGAGATCAGGTGTGAGTAAGTTAGCTATGGTGATAAGAGACAACTTCACAAAGATTGGGTTCTTGAAAGAGATAGAAGACTTATCTGGGATGAGCAGAGGTCTTTTATCAGAGTCTCTAAAGCACATTATGTATTGTGTATTGCAGGGACCATACACAGATGAAGCTAAGTTGGTCAAGTGTTATCAAGTGCTCAACAAGAGCCCGCTTCTAGTTCTGAAACCTTCTGATGGGGGATCAAAGACAAATAAGCTAGCCATCCTGCAGAAGTATGCGAATGACTGTAAGGATGTGATAACATCTTTGGAAGAGCTTGGAGCTGGAGTGCTAGGAGGGTTTATCAAGACTCAGCTTTCAAAGTTGGTGGATGGCCAAGTACACTATTACGGTTTGGGTGTATGGAGAGGGCTCATGGATGGAGTACAAGTTCAAATTGAGGTGGACAATAAAATCGGACAACCAACAGAGATGACCTCTGTGAGCCTGTTCGGAACTTCAAGTCCATGGGAGGTGTCTCAAAATATTAGATCCTGGGCAGAAGATATGGATGTCAAAAATAATACTGACATATCATCAAAAGTTAAGCATGGCAAGTTTTGGATCCACAATTTTCGCATCTTTGGTGCGAGTAAGCCTTTTGGGTGTCCAGTATATATCTTGAATGCACCTATGCTAGACTTGAGGTCTCTCAAGGAGTCTGAAGTGAAGATGAAGGTGAGGAGGAGCACTATTAACTTATACACAAGAACAGTCTCAGGTAGAGATCTGCACATATTATCCTATACAGCATCTGACACTGACTTGAGTCCAATGTCTTTGAGAAACTCCAAATCAGAAGAAATTGAAAACATAATGACAGTTTTTTCCAAAGAGCCTAGCTTCTCTTGGATTCACTGTAAGCCACTAGATATAAAATTCTTAGAACCCATGCTTGATGTTTGTGAGGGAATCAGGTCTATTCCCACAATTGACCCATGTAGATTGCTTAACATACTCAAGACATGCTGTGAATCATCACTGAGGATAAAAGTTGGCACTATCTTCTCATACACCCCCTCTTCATCAGAGATGACTCAGGTTGATCTAGATGCAGTAATGGATTTAATGCTAGATGATATAGAGTCTGACCTATTTGGAGGGATAGTTGAGTCTCTGGATCAAGATATATCCGGTCCTTATGATATTGAAGAATTTGACACTTCTGATGTTTACTTATTTGGACCTGCACACTACAAAGAGGTTTCAAACTTAGCAATGGTCTCACACCCTCTGATGGATAAATTTGTGGAGATACTGGTGGATGGCATGGGTAGACAAGCTTTGAGGAGATCATTAGAACATGGAGTCTGTCAAAGCAGATTCAAGAGTCATGTCTCTATTTTATTTCGAGCTCTAGGCAGAGACCCTAGATCTCTTAGAATCGAGGAAATTTTTGATGATATGGACTCATCACCAGTTGTTGATGATATGCTTGGGTAAGGTGTTTAGCCTTACCACACTTAGGCCATAAGATACTAAAGAAGCACAACTTTTCCTGGAAAACACATCTCGCTTACTCTTATCAAGAAAAAAGCATCATGATTTAATTCTATTG